CCCCCGGTTCTGGGGCCGCCCGGCTGCAAGCGGTCGACCCGTCGAAGGTGAAGATCCCCGCTCTGCCGGAGTGGCGCAACGTGAGCGAGGTTGACGCCGACGGCAAGCGCACCTTCGAGCAGGCCCCGTGGCGTGACGAGACGTTGGAGTGGTGGTCCGACCTGTGGGCGTCGCCGATGTCGGCCGAGTTCCACAGCTCAGACCTTCACGGCCTGCTGGTCCTGGCGGCGCTGATCGACGACTTCTGGCGCGAGCCGTCCACGAAGCTCGCCGCCGAGATCCGCTTGCAGCGCCAGTGCTTCGGCCTGACCCCGATCGACCGTCGCCGGTTGCAGTGGGAGATCGAGCGGGGCGAGGACGCCGAGGAGCGGACGAAGGCCCGTCGAGCTCCGAAGGCTGCCGGGTCGGTTGATCCACGTCGTGCCGTCGCCGGCTGAGGTTCGAGAGGCCCGGAAGCGGGTCCCGTCGAAGGCAACACCACGGCGGCGCACGAAGAAGCCCGAGCAACTCGAGCCCCCGACGCTCGAGCTGTGGCCGTCGCTCGGCGGGTGGGCGTGCGACTGGATCGAGGCGTACTGCGTTCACGGTCCTGGCCCGGTCCGTGGTCAGCCGGCGAAGCTGACCGACGAGGAGCGGAAGTTCCTCTGGAACGGCTATGAGGTCGCCCCGAAGGGTCATCCCCGTGAGGGCCGGCGCCGGTGGAGCCGTGCCGCCTACGTCCGCCGCAAGGGCGTCCGCAAGACCGAGTTCTCCGACTGGATCACGTGCTTCGAGCTGCTGGGGCCGTGCCGGTTCGACGGGTGGGACGCTGACGGGAACCCGGTGGGCCGTCCGATCGTGTCGCCGTTCATCCCGGTTGCGGCCACGTCGTTGGAGCAGTCCGAGGACACGCTGTGGGGCGCGATCTACGCCACGGTGACCGAGGGTCCGATCTGCGACGAGTTCGCTCTGGACATCGGTCTAGACCGGATCATCGAGTTGCGCTCGGGCGGCGAGATGAAGCCGGTCACGGCGTCGTCGATCGCTCGTGACGGTGGACGCCCGACGTTCAGCCCGCGAGACGAGATCCACCTGTGGTTCGCGGCCGAGCTGGTGCGCCTCAACGACGCGCTGCTCCGCAACCTGACGAAGCGCCCGCACGATCAGCCGTGGGCGCTGGGAACGACGACAGCGTGGGCGCCCGGTCAAGGTTCGGTCGCTGAGGCCGAGTCGAAGGAAGCGGAACTGGCCGCGGTGGGGCAACTGCCGGCCGACACGATCCTGTGGGATCACCGCCGAGCCGCTGACCACTGGAACCTCGACGACGACGACGAACTCGAGCAGGCGATCATCGAAGCATCCGGCGACGCGTTGCCGTGGACGGATGTCGAGCTGAACCGCCGGGAGTTCCGGCGTGGCGCACGCTCCGACGGCAAGCGGTACTACCTGAGCATCCCGGCGTCGGCCACCTCTGACGAGTCGTGGCTGAAGGACGACCCCAAGGCGTTCGAGGAGTGCCGGGAGCCTGACCTGAAGGAGCTGGACCGCAACGGCGGCCCGGTGACCGTCGGTGTGGACTCTGCGCTGCGCAGCGATTCGATCGCGGTGGTGGCCGGCCAGGAACGAGCAGACGGCACGGTGGCTGCGGTGGCGCGGGTGTGGGTGGCCGGTTCTGGCACCTACGACCGGGCCGAGGTCCGCAACCACTTGCGCAAGCTGGTGCAGGACCTGGCAGGCGAGGACGGTGCCTCGCTGGTGCGGGCCATCGGGTACGACCCGGCGTTCTTCGACGAGGACGCCAAGATGCTGGTCGACGAGGGACTACCGATGATCGAGGTCCCGCAGTCGCACGAGCGCATGGTGCCGGCCTGCCTCGAAGCGTTCCGCCGGATCGTGGACCGCACCCTGCGCCACGACTTCGACGAGGTGGCGTCGTCGCAGGTGACCGCTGCGGTGCCCCGTGAAACGGACCGTGGTTGGCGGCTGAGCAAAGGCAAGTCCGGGGCGAAGATCGACTGCTCGGTCGCTCTCGCCATCGAGGAGTACGTGCGGGTGTTCGTGCCCGTTGTCGACCAGCGAGGTCCGAACCTGTGGTGAAGCGCCTGGGCCTCGTGGCCGTCGACATCGCCGCCGCCGTCTGGCGTGGCGCACAAGCCGCTTGGGCCCGTCGTGCCGCCGCCGTGGAGGCCGTCGGCGCCGCCCTGCTCGTCGTGGCCGCGTCGACCGTTGGGCGCGGCCTGGCGTTCGCTGTGGCCGGCGTCGCGCTGGTCCTGAAGGCCGCTGAGATCGACCGGAGCAAGCCGTGACGGTCCTTGGTGGCATCATGCGTCGCAGCGTCGAGAACCCGCAGACGCCGCTCACGTCTGCGTCGCTGCTCGAGTGGTTGACGGGCGGCAAGTCGATCGCCGGTGTGCCGGTGTCGGAGCAGCGGGTGCTCGGCCTGCCCGCCTACTACCGGGCCGTGGCCGCCACCGCTGGCACGCTCGCCGCTCTGCCGGTGAAGGTGTACGGCAACGGCACCCGGACCCGTGTCACGCAGCGGACGGTGCTCGACTACCCGAACCCGCGCCAGACCCGCTTTGAGTACCGGTTCACGCAGTACGCCAACGCGATCACCTGGGGCAACGCCTACGCCCGCAAGATCCGCAACCGGGCATACGTGGTGTATGAGACGTGGCCGATCCATCCGAGCCGGGTGCGGGTCGAGGAGGTCGACCTGAGCCCCGAGTACCGGGACGGCAAGTTGTTCCTGGTCCGCAAGTTGGACGGCTCCGAGCAGCGCCTGTCGTCGTGGGACGTGTTCCACCTGCCGTACTTCTCGGTCGACGGCGTGCAGGGCGTCCGTCCGCTGCAGTTGTTCCGCACGACGATGGGCATGGCGATCGCCGGTGACGAGTCGGCCGCCAACTTCTACGCCAACGGGTCGCAACTGTCGGGCATCCTGACGACCGAGCAGCGACTCGACCAGGACGCCGCCGATACCCTGAAGGCCCGGTGGAAGGCAAAGACGGCCGGTGTGCAACGGACCGGCGACATCGCCATCCTCGACTCGGGCGCCACGTTCCAGCCGATCACGATCCCGCCGGCCGACGCCCAGCTGTTGGAGTCCCGGCAGTGGTCGGTGGCAGAGATCGCCCGCATGGTGGGCACACCGCCGCACATCATCGGCGACGTCGAGCGGTCGACCTCGTGGGGCACCGGCATCGAGTCACAGGTGCTCGGCTGGGTGAAGTTCACCCTGCAGGCGTGGCTCACCGCCACCGAGCAGCGGTACACCCAGGAGCTACTTCCGGGCGGCTGGGACGCCGGCTCGTGGTTCGCTGAGCATTCCCTCGAGGGGCTGCTGCGTGGTGACAGTGCCGCCCGCGCCGAGTTCTACCGGGTGATGGTGATGCTCGGTTCGCTGACCCGCAACGAGGTTCGTGGCTACGAGAACCTCGAACCGATCGAGGGCGGCGACGTTCCGATCGTGCCGTCGAACATGACGCTGATTCCTGCGGTGGGCGATCCCCAGCCGCTGAGTGGAAAGGGGGCGGCGAATGCCTCCCAGCCTGCGTGACCGTCGCACGGTCACCCTTGAGCACGAAGGCCGCTCGGTCGTCGTGCCGGTCGACCGTCTCGGTCACGTTCGCAGCGCCTTCGAGTTGCGCGACGTGGAGCAGGTGGCCGAGTCCGGCACGATCCGCACGTTCCGCGGCCACGCCGCCGTGTTCGGCAAGCGCACTCGCATCGGCGGCGACAAGTGGGGCTTCTGGGAGGAGGTCGCCCCCACTGCGTTCACCAAGACGCTGAGCGAGGCCGACGTCCGGTTCTTGGTCAACCACGACCCGAACCTGCTGCTGGCCCGCAACAAGGCCGGGACGCTTCGCCTGTCGACTGACGGCACCGGCCTAGTCGTTGAGGCTGACATCGACACACGCCAGTCGTACACCAACGACTTCGTGATCGCACTCGAACGTCGCGACCTGACGCAGATGTCCTTCGCGTTCACGCCCGTCTCGTACACGATCAGCGAGGCCGAGGACGGCGACGAACTGGTGACGCTGACCGAGGTCCGTCTGTGGGATGTCGCTGGTGTCACCTACCCCGCCTACGAGGACACCGACGCCGAACTCGACAGCGAGCGGGCCGGTGCCCTGCTCACCCTGACCCGATCCCTGGGGATCGACGAGGCCGACCTGATCGGTCACCTCGACAACCCCGACGACCTGCGTGCCCTCGTGGCGCGTTCGATCGCCCCGTCCGACGACGAGGCTCCCCGGCCGGCTGAGACCACCGGGGATGACAGCGGGCCGGCTGAGACCACCCGCACCGACGGCGAAGCCGTCACCCCCCATCCCCACCGTGCCCACCGGACGGCGACCCTCGCCGCGGGCACCCGACTCCTTCAGGAGACGATGCAATGACCATCACCTACGAGCGCACGCTCCTCGAGCAGCGTGCCGCCGCGTGGGCGCAGGCCCAGGAGTTCCTGAGCCGCGCCGACAATGGCGAGGACCTGTCCGCCGAGGACGAGGCCGCCTGGGAGCGTGCCAACACCGAGGTCGGCGACCTCACCGCCAAGATCGACCGTGCCCGCGAGACGGCCGGTCTCGAGGCGCACATCGCCGACGCCGACGAGCAGCGCCGCGACGCCACCGGCAACGCCAGCGTGCCTGGCAACGACGCCGAGAAGCAGGAGCGGGAAGCGTTCGTCGCCTGGCTCCGCAACGGCATGGCCGAGCTGAGCCCCGAGCACCGCCAGATCATGTCCGGCAAGCAGGAGCGTGCCGCCCAGCAGGTCGCGACCGGTGCCGCCGGTGGCTACACCGTCCCGCAGGGCTTCTGGGCCAAGGTCACCGAGACCCTGAAGTTCTACGCCGACGTGGCCACCAACGCCGAGACGATCTACACCGACTCCGGTGCCGCCCTCCCGTGGCCGACGAACGACGACACGTCGAACACCGGCCGGCTGCTCTCCGAGGGCACCGCGCAGACCCAGACCGGCACCACGTTCGGTCAGGCCCAGCTCGACGCCTACATGTTCAGCAGCGACATCCTGCTGGTCTCGTACCAGCTGCTGCAGGACACCGGCATCGACCTCGAGGGCTTCCTCGCCCGCAAGCTCGGCGAGCGCCTGGGCCGGATCATCAACAGCTACGCCACCACTGGCAGCGGCTCGTCGGAGCCCGAGGGCTTCGTCACGTCGGCCACCACCGGCAAGACCACGGCTGGTGCCACGGCGATCCTGCCGACCGAGATCATCGACCTGGTGCACTCGGTCGACGTCGCCTACCGCGCCGGCGGAAGCTGCGCCTTCTACCTGCACGACCTGATCCTCGCCTACGTCCGCAAGCTGAAGGACGACAGCGGTGGCAGCGGCTACGGCCGGCCCCTCTGGGAGCCGTCGATCCAGGTGGGCCAGCCCGACACCCTGTTCGGCTACCCGGTCCGGGTCAACAACTTCATGGCATCGACCGTGACCGCCACCTACAAGACGATGGCGTTCGGCGACCTCCGGGCCGCCCTGGCCTGCCGCTACGTGAACGGCGGCATGATGAAGCGTCTCGAGGAGCGGTACGCCGAGTACCTGCAGGTCGGCTACTTCGCCTTCCAGCGGTTCGACTCGGTGGTGCAGGACACCAGCGCCGTCAAGCTGCTCGTGCAGCACTCGTGATCGGGGGCTGAACATGCCCACCCGTGACATCAACAACGACGTGGCGAGCGCCCAGGCGCTCCTGCCCGCGGTGGTCGACGCGACCGCTACGGGCACGACCGTCGACCTGCTCGGCTACAACGGCTGCCTGTTCGTCGTGAACGTGGGGACCGTCACCGACGGCACCTTCGCCTTCTCGATCGAGCACAGCGACGACGACAACACGTACGCGTCGGCGTCGTCGTACCTGTCGGGCAGCTTCACCAACGCCACCAGCTCGGCCGATGAGGTCGTGCAGGAGGTCGCCTACACCGGATCGAAGCGGTACGTGCACCTGAAGGTGACCGTGACCGGTTCCCCGGCGACGGGCGGCACCCTCTCTGCCGTGGCGATCCGCACCAACCCGCGCCGCAAGCCGGCGTGATCCCCGCTGCTGGCCGGGTGCCCTGGTTCGCCCAGGGTGCCCGGCTGGTGGCTGAGACCGAAGGAGGTTGCTCGTGCTCGTTCGCATGAAGCGCCACATCACCGGCACCCGAGATGGTGTCGAATGGCCTGAGATCGGCGGCACCATCGAGGTGCCCGACCATGAGGCCGAGGATCTGTTCCGGGCGGGGCACGCGGAGCCTGCTGACGTCCCGCGATCCGAGGCGGGTGAGGACGCCGCCGGCAACGACGACGCTGCGCCCGCCGATGACGCAGACGAGACGCCCACCGCAGACGAGGTGACCGAGGACGCCCCGGCGAAGCCGAAGCGTGCCCGTGCCGCCAAGAAGGCCGCGTCCTGACCATGCTGTGCCTGGTCGCGGGGTCGCCGTCGGTGGACACTGACCCGTTCCTCGACGGTGACCTCGCGCCCGTGAACCTCGACGCCGCATCCGAGACGATCGACCCCGAGTCGGTGGAGTCGTGGATCGGCGCCACCTACGACCTGTCGGTGGCGTCCGCTGGCACGACCGGCGTATACCGGGTGACCGCGACCGGCGGCTTCCCCGACGTGGACCGGCTCACGTTCACCGTGTCCGGCACCGTGGACAGCGTGCCCGTGTCGCAACGGGTCGTCGTCGACATCGTGGGCGCCCGGATCGTCCCGCCCGGCATCGCTGCCACCGAGGGACGCCAGAGCGCCGCGTCGGACGCTGACGTGGCCCGTGTGCTCGACCGGTTCCTCGACCTCTACCAGACAGCGAGGGGCACCGCTCCGGTGCCGAGGATCGCCAAGGAGACGTTCACGGCGGCGACGATTCCGTGCGCTTACCGGGCGGTGCTCCGGTGGCCGCTGGTGCTCGACGTCGTGTCGGTCATGGTGGACGGCACCGAGGTTGCGACGGTCCTGTCCGGCAACGTGCTGACCCGCACCGACGGCGGGATGTTCACGCCGTCCGCACCGTCCGGCACGACCGAGATCGTCTACACCTACGGGTGGGACTCCCCGACACCGACGGCTCGTGCCGCTGCGGTGGCGTTCGTGCGGGCCGAGATCCAGAACCTTGTCGGGTCGTCCGTGGGCCGCACCTACGAGTCGGTGTCCGAACAGGGCTACGTGTACAGGGCCGGCTCGCCGTCGGTGGTCGATGACCGCTGGTCGGGCTACATCGACGTGGACGCCAACCTCGCGCTCGATCCCGACTACCGGGTGCCGTCGGTCGCATGAGTGGCGTGAACGTCGGACCGCGGCGCATCGACCTGCTGTCCGCACTGAAGGACACGATCGAGACGAACCTGGCCGCCACCGACGGCAACGCCGTGGACCTGTCCACCGTGACCGTGACGGTGCTTCCTGCTGGCGATGTGGCCGAGGCCAACCCGGAGCGGATCTATCTCGGCATCCCGTCGGCCGTGGAAACGCAAGCGACGACTGTCGGGTCCCGGCACCTCGAGGACGTGTGGCAGTTGACGGCACTGATTCGGTCCCAGCCGCCCGGTGGCGCAGCAGCCGAGACGCAGTGGCTCGCCACGCTCGGCCGCTG